AAATAAAGATGTTAAAGTAGAGATGAAAGAAGCAACGAAGGAGCAAAAGGAGAAATTGTTTAATGAATTTTTACAATCTGAAAATAAGGACTTGAATAAATTTTCTCCTATTGTTGAAAGAATGACTTTTTTAAATGTACCAAATGATAATAAAATATTAGAACAATATAAAGACATAATAACAGACGATAAAGTTTTAGACAGTCATTTGAATCTGATTAGGCTCTTAAAATCTGATGACTATATAAAAAGTAAACTTAATAAGATTGATGGTGAAACATTCAAAGTTAAAACCATTGACACAATTTATAACAAGATACATATTATTAGAAACTTTGAAAAGTCATTTAATATAAAGCCATTAGAAGTTGATTACAAGACATCAGAACCCATTGAGATTAAAGATGAGTTATGGGCATTTGTTAAGAAGCTATTCAGGTCAACAAAAAATAAGCCAAAAGATATGCAAGAATTTAAACCCATATACATTTCAATGATTAAGAATATATGTGATTCTGATATGATTGATAGCAAACAAGTAAGAGACGGTAAAAAATTCACTAGATTATATAGTTTAAATACAGACTACATCAAAGAACATTTAAAATTGAATCAGTATATAAATCCAATGGCTAAGGACTTTCAAAATGAGTTTATTGAAGTCTTTAAAATTGAACCCAATGAAGAATTAATAAAGCAAAAGAATATAAATTTTAAGCTGCTAGATTTTTAAAGGCGCTAAGTAAATATTTATTACAATGTATTATGACATTATAATAAATGGTGGTTTAATTAAAAAACTGTATTTTTAGTTAATATTATAACATCAACCATCACAGACCATTAAACTTTTATTTTAAAACTTTGAGACCATAATTGATTTCTGGTCTGTGTTAAATTCGTAAAGATATACTATATAATACTACGAATTTAACACAGACCATTTTTAAATAATGGTCACAAAAATATTTTTAAAAAGCTTTGAGACCATAAATGATTTCTGGTCTGTGTTAAATTCGTAAAGATATACTATATAATACTACGAATTTAACACAAACACAAAATTATAAACCATTGAAATGTTAAAGCGCATTAACTCACATTGTGATAAACGGCATTATGTATTCACATGGTGGATATATCATAAAATAATGTTTGGCATGTTATATATAACATTAAATTAATTATTTATGGTCTTAAATTGGTCTAAATTAAAATGACCATTACAAAGGAAAAATAATTTAATCATTTATGCCATATGATTAAATTATAATCTTCTTATTTTTTATCTTACTTAAAGATATATGAATAATAAGAATATAGAAATGTCTGTTAAACATCAATGTGAAACTTGTCAAATGAATTTTCAAAATAAAACCAATTTACAACGCCATATATCAAACATACACTTGAAAGAAAAAAAATATAAATGTGAGCATTGTGATTTCATTTGTAATCAAAAGGCAAATTTAAAAAAACATTCTTGTTATATCAAAAAGGTAAACCCGATAACCGATCCCGAAACAAGTCAATATAGTATTGAATATGGAATTCAAAAAAGATTAGAACAAGAAATGAATGGTCATAAAGTATCCTGTCCTTTTGGTCGAGTTGATTTAATGACATCAGATACAATCATTGAAATCAAAAAGTGGGATGAACATAAAAAAGCCATTGGACAAATAATGGGCTATTCTGTTTACTTTCCAATATATAAAAAAAGGATTCATTTCTTTGGAATAAAACCAACAACAACAATGGAAAAGGCTATTCGGGAAGTTTGTCAAAAGTTTGATATTGAGATAACAGAAGAACCATATGATGAGAATGAAATATTGGATATTTAATTTTAAATCTATTTTAACAACTGGTTTAGATATAAAATATTATGTTCTAAATTTTCCGTATTCCAAAGTAAATAAAAAGAAAGCAATGCTGGTGATGGTATAACGTTTTGAATAAGATAATTTTCTCTACCATTGGCTAGATGTCTAACTCTATAATTATGTCTTTTTGTTTTGTCGTGGTGGTCTAGATAAGTGCTTGACCCTTTTAGCCCAAAGTCAATTTTAGAACCATCAGACATTATGGCGCGATACTTTTTAGTTTTTAATGGACTTATTATAACTTCTTGAATCATATTATAATATTATGTTATATTTTTTAATCGTTCCCGAATAATTCCATATCGTCATTTACTTTTTGAAACTTCTTTGTTATCTTCAACAACTTTTTTATATTGTTCTTATTCAATGTGTTAATATCAAACTGGACACCATCACCCAGTTCATATTCAATCTTTTGTTTTACGATGTATTTGAATATATATAAATGCGTGTTATAATCGGCGTTATTGATTTGTTGTTGAAGTATAATTTTAATGTCCATATTGTGAAATAATATATATAGTTTAGATTAAATTTTAATAATTTTTATCTAATTTTATATTATTATAATAAATGTATAGTATATATAAATTATTCAAAATCAATTCTAATGATTGCTATATAGGTAAGACTAAGAATATAACCAAGAGGATGGTTTTACATAAGTTCTATTCAAAAACATCGCCTTATAAATTATACGAATTCATGAGACTAAACGGGGGTTTTAATAATTTTGATTTTGAAATATTAGAGACCAACATTACAGAAGAACAAGGAGTTAATAAAGAACGTTATTATTATGATATCTATCAACCTAATTTAAACAACAATGTGCCCGGCAGAAGTCCATATGAATCTAAATTACAATACAGAACCAAAAACAGATTACAAATAATCAACAATGTAAGAGAATGGCAGCGAGAAAACAAAGTGAAATATAATGAGTACCAGAAGTTATACCAAAGAAAAAAAAAGGAATTAAATATCTTACGTTATAATAATGTCATTGAACAAAGCATTCCGCAAATACAAATTTAAATTTTACCTTTATTTTTTAATATGGTATAATTATTTTATGAAATGTTTTAAAAAATATCTAGTTTAAATATTATATACAAATGTCAAAATATAGTTTAGTGATAAATTTCGAGACCTTAGATGAATTAACAGAGTTTATAACAATTTACAACAAGATAAACCAAAAGACGGAGCAGAAGACAACTAAAACCATAAATGATAAACGGGGAAGTAAAACAATAACATTGCACCAGAAGGCTAAAGAATATCGCACAATACATCCCGAGCTATCTTATAGAAATTGTTTAATTGAAGTTTCAAAGCAAGAACCACAACAAGAAACAAAACCCGAACTGATAGAAGTAGAATGTATACCAGAACAAGAATGTAAAAACACCATTGAAATATATGAAGACAACATATGTATTTAATTAAAATTTTAATCTATCTATATTATAAATTACACATATAATATGGATTTTCAATTGCTTAATAAAACTGTATGTCTTTGCGGTAAGCGCCACAGTGGGAAATCAGAACTAATAAAATATATTGTATCTTTATATAGGCATCAATTCAATAAAATATTTGTTATATGTCCTAGTGAAGCAGTTAATAAGTTTTATAGTCAGTTCTTACCATCTGAAAACATATTCACAGAATATAAAGAGGAATGGGTTGATAAATTAATGCAACGTTTAATTAAAATCAATGTTGGTAAGAAAGATAACGAAGCCGCTCACATTTTATTAATTTTAGATGATTGTGTAAGTGATGTTAATATGCACAGCGCGAAAAACTTTGAAAAGATTTTTACTAGGGGAAGACATCTTAAAATAAGTCTTATGATTACTACCCAGTATCCATATTTGATTCCGCCTGTTGCGCGTATCAATTGTGATTACATATTAGTAGGTCAATTAAATAAGCAAGGCTTGAAGGTGATGAGTGATGAGTTTCTAATGGGGGATATATCGCCGAAAGAGTTTTTAAAAATGTACTACGACTCAACTAATGATTATGGATTTTTAATTATAAATAACAACTCAACATCAAATAACAATAATATAAATTCGTTATATGGTTCAGTAAGAGTCCCGAAAGATTTTATAAATTAAATACTTTACTATAAATTTATTTTCTAATACGATATTATATAAATGTCAGTATTTAAAGTTAACCCACAAAATATCTTAGGTTTAGACCATTCAAAATTCAAATCTCAGCTATTAGCTATGGCTTTAGCAGAACCACATACTTATTTCCGGCTTCGGGATGATGTATATACAAAAATTGTTGAGAATGCAGTAAGAGATGCTTATAATCTATATTGGAACATTCTGAAAGAAGGAAAGACAGAAGTTGCAGCAGATGGTACAGGAGGAAGACAGATTAAAATTGTCACTGAAAAATACAAAAATTCAGTAGGAGGCAGTGAATTCATTTTCGCCCCACAGCTTCCAGAAAGTGAAATCAATACCTTCGCCCTCGAAGTAGCCGAAGCAGTAAAAGATATCGCCGAAAGATGTATTGATAAAATAATGCCCCTAGAAATTAAAGATTTAGCAGTACGTAGAAGTAAAGAATTATTACCTAATAGTGCTACAGGTGGTATTTAACAAACTATTTTTTTAAAATTTTTAATCTAAACATAATGTATAATTGAATACATTATGATTTGGAACGATATTAATATATTTAAACGGGATTATTCAAACGGCGTTAAAAAGCTTGATGGTGATACAGATATGCAGATTGAAAAGTTGAAGCATAAGACGAATGCATTTAATATCACACCAGATATTGATGAACACGGCTTAGATGATAAATATACAATAAGGCCGTTTAAAATACATTATGACCAGAGTTTAAAAAATCTGTTTAAGAATAAATGTACTCCTAGTAATTCATTAAATGGTAAAGTAAATTTAAGTACTGGAACAAAAGAAATATTAAAGATGACGAATAAAATGATTCCTAAAGTAGACCATTCAGGAGTTGACCCGGGATACTATGAACACAAATTAAATGAGATTAAGTCAAATAAGGATTTGATGATGAAAGAATATAGTAAAGCAAATACATTTGCGAAGGATTATGTTGAAAGAATGAAAAGACAAGGGAATGACAAAACTAATATAATGGCACAAATAAGAACACAAAATAATCCAACACAAATTAACCCGATTGAAGGTGGCGGTGAAATCGTTGAACCAGAACCATTTTTACCTATAGAAAATCATCCTTCAAAATCAACAGCAAGAAATAAAATACAATTACCAGGAAAAGGGTTAGATATAAGTCCGATTAAACAATCAGATGAAAGCCGATTAGAAAACAATTTCACCCAAGCTTGGGATGAGATGGATGATGAACTTAACAATTTATCAACTCAAGAGAAAAAAGACAACGAAAGAATAAAACTAAAACAAAAAAGAGGTGAAAAGATTCGTGAAATGGCTTTGAAGAACGTTAAAAATAAACAAAATGAGAAGCTTGTAGAAGGAGCAAGAGAAATCAAAGAAGGACGTCAAAAAGTAAATAAAGCAGCAAGTAAAATTACTAAATTTATTTCAAATATCGCTGAAAAAAAGAAATCCCAACGAAAAAGTGCAACAGAATCAGATTTCGATGAAGAAGAACCTGAAGAAGAAGTTGAAGAAACAGAACCTAATACAAAAAAACCAAATAAGACGAAAGAAGCTAGAGAACTGGCTACTAAATTACCACCATTGACTCCATTACAACTTCAAACAGTTATAACAAATATCGATAAAGATATTAAACATTTAAAGAAATTTCAAAACGATCAAAAGATAGACAAAGATTATACAAATGAATTAAATGAAGGATTGAGAGAATATGGGTTAATAAATGTATTTCGGGCAAACACATCAGTTCGAACAGTTAAAAAAAGGTTAAATGATTATAGAACCGAATTCGATACCTCCCTTACAATTGCAAAAACTAAAGCAAAATTAGGAGGCTTAAGCGAAGCACCACAAATTAAGAAATCCGAAGACAAAAAGAAAGCAGAATCTATTTAACTTTATTTAAAATCTTTCATAAATATATATAAATGTCTAATAAACCAAATATAAAAATAAAAGGTAAAATTCAAGATATGAACAAGAAAGAAAAGAATGTGAAACCAAAACATAGTAATTTTTTATTGACCATTAATACCAATCAACAATATAAAGAAAATGACGTCCATTTACAAGACGATATAGAAATATTTGACGAATCTATCAAGACCATATTAAATAATATTGACCAATATATCAACCTTCCAGAAACTGATAAATGGGATGATAATACAATCAAAGATGTAGATGTCGACTATGTTATCGAACGTGGTGGTAAAAAAGGACAATTACACATTCATATATTATTTAAATTCAAACATCATTCACGTCTTCAACTGAACTACGAAAAAATAAAAGACAAACTTAAAACAGACCTTGGCCTTCAAAATGTGTATATGTACAATAGATTAATACGAAATAATGGGAGTGAAAACGTCCTTGACTATTTATCCAAAATGACATAAACAGATTTAAAGACTATAAATAAAATTCATTTGATGACCATATAATATTCTATGGTCTTGAATCACAAAATATTTAACCTTGAAGACCATTTTTAATTTCTGGTCTGTGTTAAATTCGTAAAATATTACTATATAATACTACGAATTTAACACAGACTAGAAATCATTTATGGTCTTTGACTTTAAAAATATAAACTTTATGGTCTCTACTAATCTAAACACCATTTTAAGACAATTTATATGTTCATAACACAATATTAATTTTAAAATCTCATTATATTAATAATGATATCAGTCAAAACAATTAACAATCAAAATGCAGTGATAAATTCTGTTTTAGGTTTGGACGGCAATTCACACACAATTATAAATGGTAAATTAACTATTCAAGACACGAGCGGGTCATTGGTGATAACACCATCAGGAATTATTGCGCCAACAAATACAGTTCTAAACAATTTAACTGTTAATGGAACATCAAATTTTAATAATAATGTCAATATATCAACATATAATTTCGATATAACAAACAGCGCAAAAAATCAAGGAATGCGAATAAGTAATAATGGTGCTACTAATGGAATTACAGATATTGAAGGGTTAGGGGTATCAACAAGATTTAATTTTTATTCAACACCATCAACAGGTCCAAAAGTAAATAATCTTTTTATTGCTAATGGAAACACTTGCACATTACAAGCTCAAGCAGGTCAAGGGATTCAAATGACGAATAACCAAATAGCGATTAATGGAATTTCAACATTTAATGCAGGTTCAACTTTCAAATCAACACCTATTGTAGCAGGAACAGATTTCCGGGTTATGGACACAGGTAATAATCAGGGAATACAGATATTTGCTAGTAATGATTTACTAAACAATAATACAGTATTACAAGGAATTGGTATAAATTCTAGATTTCAAATTAATACTAGGGATGCAACAAATCAATTTAGAAATTTATTTTTAGAATATGGAAATCATTCACAACTATCAACAGCAACATGTGGTATTGATTGTTTAAATGATACAGTTCTTTTATTTAGTAACTCAACAACACCAACAATATCAATAGCACCAACATACCCAGATAATACAACTAAAATTGCGACAACATCATTTGTATCATCAGCTATCACATCAATAAACCCAGCAATAACATATCCACCTACAAATTCAAACACATTAAATATTAATAATACAATTAGTTTAACAGATGGAACAACCACAAACACATTAAATCAATCAGACTGGACAGGAACAATTAAAACAGTTAATACAGCAGCAGATGCTACTCATTTTTTAAATTTTTCAGATTCATCATCAACAGGCCAAGGGAATCCACAAAAGAACATCAATTTAAGTTGTAATCCATTTTTAAGTAAAATAACTGCTACTACATTTGAGGGTGCATTAACAGGAAATGCATCATCAGCATCAAATGCATCATTTATAACAGTAACGACTACTGATGCTAATTCTATATTTCATCCCATATTTACTAATGGACCTGGTACTACTAAGGCTTTAAATATAGATAGTGTAACAGGTCCATTAACATATGTTCCAAATACAGGAACATTAACCTGTACACAAATTTCAATAACAGATATACAATTACCTACTACGGCCAACGCAATATTATTTAGTGGTAACATATTAACAATTAATGCTGGAAATTCATCATTTAGAAACTACAATTGGGTATTAGGTGGAACGACAAATATAATGATAGGATTAGTATTTACTACTTTTCGGATTAATGCTGAGTATACCATTGGTATTCTAAATAACGGTTCCGATACTCTTACAATAAATAAAGTATTAGGTGGAAATAATAAAACAAGATTTACATCGGATGTTATTGTTCCTGCTGGTGGTTATGCTGTGATGCATATACAAATATTGTCAATTAATTCAGCACTTGCAACAATAGTTGATGCTTATAATGTTGCTTAAATTTATTTGATATTTACACTAATGACAAATAAAGTTAATGTTAATACAATAGCCAATTAATAAAACTATAAAATTATAAAATTACACTAAAATAATTTTCTAAAACTAATTTATATAAATGTCAAATTTTCTTGTCAATAAACACGGGCTGAATGTTAACGCATCGCAACACGTAAATTTACCCCATATGAAGCACGAATCAATTATAGTTCCAAGTACATCAGCGCCAAGTTGGGGAAGTTATTTTGTTATAGATTTCAGAGAACGTAATTGTATTTTACACGATATCACCTTACAATTCAATGTTAGCGCATTAACTGGTTATACTGGTTCTAATGCAACTTCACCAAGATATACACCAGCTTTCTTTTGGTTTACTAGAATTGAATTAGTACAGAATAATAATGTTATAGATACAATTTATCCATCACAACAATTTATTAGTAATCAATTATTTAATGCTGATGAACAAAGAGCACTTATTAATTTAAGTTGTGGAGCTTATAATAGTACAAATCAAAGAGCAACACTTGCCGCATCTGCTAATGCTTACTATGTAGATTTATTTAATTACTTTCAACAAGGACACCTTCCTATTCTATCACAACAAAATGATTTACAAATTAGAGTTTATATGGATTCACTAGCAAACAATGCCGTAACTGGTACAGCAACTTTAACTGCTTCACCAATATCAACCATTAATAGCTGCAATTTAATAGCTAAAGTTTCAAGGCTTCATTCTCAAGATGTAGCACATAGAATCAGAGAAATTTCATCAAGACCACAACATTTTAAATTTAATGAAACTAGATTCGGAACATTCGCTGTCAATTCTGGTGTTGCTAGTACATCAATTGTATTAACTCCTTTAACTGGTCATTGTAATTATTTATTTTTTACTGTTCGTCCTACTGCTTCACTTACTGGTGAAGGGGCTTATAACTATACTGCTATATCTTCTTATGCTATATTAGATGGAACAAGCACAAATATTGTGGGAGGCCAATCCATACCAAATGCAATGGCGTTATTATATCTTGGAAGGTCTTGGTCTAAGTCTTCATATCTCGGTGAAACTGCTTTATCTACTACAAATAACGGCGCTAATGTTTATCTATGGTCATTTTCTGCCGATGCTTCTGAAACTGCAACAACTGGAATTGACCTTAATACGTATAAATTTACTGGTAACGAACAACTTCAAATAAATTTCGTTTCTTCTCTAGCTGCTGGTGTCACTATAGATGTGTATGCACAAATTGCTTCAGCTGTTGAAGTTAGTCAACACGGCGTTAAAAAATTGTCAATCCATTAAATTTATGTTTAACTAGTATAATTTAAATCTCATTTTAATATATATATCAATATATTAAAAATGGCTTATAGTAAAATAGAATACTTAAATTTCGATAGTATCAATAGTACCGATACATTAAATGATGCATTCGATACAAATTTTGTGTTAATGCAAAAATATACAAACATCAAAAAGATATATTTAAAGACGGCCGAGATACCCATCGGTTTTGTTAATATACGGTCTTCAAACAATTCAAATGTTTTAAGTTTCGTCTTGAATAGCGTCTCATATAATGCAACCATTACACAACAGAACTATTCATCAATATCATCTTTATTAACGGCGTTAAATGCTTCAATACTAACTGCTATAACTTCTTCAGGTTTTACTTTTGTGTTATCTGTATCAAATTCTAATAATTTAATAATCACATCTACGGGTGCATTTTCAAATTATTCTATACGTCAGAATACCCTCTCAAATATTTTAGGGTTATCAAGTGCAATTAATCAGACATCGGGAACATATACAAGTCCGTTTATTTATAATTTGGCCTATGACACTTATATACAAATGTCGTTTTATAATGTACCTTCAATATTTTCAACACTAGGAAATGTACCATCGGCATTAAAAATACCGTTGAATACAAATGCGTATAACATATTATTTTATACTACTGATAGGGCACAATATGACCAAGCTTTAACCGTTTCAGATACAAATTTTATTTTAAGCAATATGAGAATTATAATGTATGATAGATTCGGGTTTCTCATAAATAATGGTAATCTTGAATATAGTTTCACGTT